GACAGATGAGTAGTTACAGAGAGGGGCCAATGACCCCTTTACAAATGTTAAAAACTGTTGCTGGTATTTGTAAGACTAATGCTAAGATTGACAGGTGGACTAATGTTACCATTGATCCAGTAGATGAATTTAATTTTATTGCTAACATGATTGATGCTTATGTAGCAGAACAAGATAAAGGTAGTGAGGGTGCAAATCAAGATGGGTAAAAATTATGATTACACTCATATCTTTGATGGTGTTTATGCACCTGTTACGGAGTACACACCACTTCCGATGACAGAGCAAATGTTTTGGAGTCGTGTCGGTTGGTTACAACAAGCTATGATTAGAGCAGATAATTTTGAGTTTCGTCTGCTATGGTTTAACAAGTTACAGGAGTTGATGAAGTTACAGCCATGATACAAATAGTATTGTTAATATTTCTAATACTCTTTGCCATGCACTGGAAAATAGCTCTAATTGTAATAGGTTTTTTATATTACTTTGGTTGGCCGTTTTGATCCCATAGCTCAGATGGTAGAGCAATTCACTTTTAATGAATGGGTCGCAAGTTCGAGCCTTGCTGGGATCGCCACATGAAACCAGAGTCTAAACTATGGCAGTTGGTTAAGAAAAATATTACTTCCATCCACTGGACTAGACTAGAATCTTGGGCGATGCCTGGTGTTCCAGATGTTTACGGCATTCAGGACGGGATCAGCGTTTTTGTTGAGTTGAAAGTAACCAAGAGTAATAAGATAGGATTATCGCCCTTTCAAAAAAACTGGCTTTACAACCATTATTTGCAAGGTGGCAGAAGTTTCATTATGCTTCACCACCTCGGTCAGAGGTTACTGTATATCTTTCCAAGCTCCACTCTCCATTCCCCATTGTCCATCACCACTGAGCCCTGTTATAGGGTAGAGCTCCCCGCATCCCCCGCAGCGTGGGCAGCTGTTGCTGACCATCTCCTCCATTGTCCATTGCCAGAGCCCAATCACCTACGACAGTAATAGGGATCTTCACCTTCCCTGGCAGCTGATGCAGCTCACCAGGATCTCCATTTCCATTGTCAACCGTTACTAACCGTTACATGTGTATAAGGGATATGGTGCAGCCCACACCTGACTCCGTGGAACAAAAGTTTCATTAGCTCTTGACTATCTAATAAGATGGGACTATATAGTTATCAGGGCTGGTCTCGAGACAAAAGTTCAGTAACGCCAGCCCCATTAGAAAGGTAGAAACGATGACTGAAGCATTAGAGAAGGATTACGAGAAGACCTGCGCAGAGCGCATTCAAGAACAGTGGGAGCTGAGGCGAGAAGATTTGGTAGACCCTGAGTTTGAAGGACTCGGGTTTGACTATGTAGAACCGCATACATTCACGGACCAGCTGGAGGGATACTGGCGCTGGCAGTTCAGCTGGGGCGGGCCCAGCGACGAGCTGCGTGCATATGTAAACGAGAACAAGGAGATCCACCGCCTGGAATACTGGTTCATGGACTGGATGGACGGGGCCAAGCTGGAGCTGCAGCCTGAGGAACCCGCATGGCAGAGGATGACAGAGATGATTGAGGTGTCCTAATGATTCTACTCATTACATTGCTTCTTGCATCGCATCACCCATACCTGGGAGCAGCGGTGTTGGCTGCGTACCTGGCGTGGACATCACTGTGGTAGAACGGTGTCTCCACCTCCATTCCATTACACAGAGCTTTTGGTTTAGGGTATATATAGTGATACACAGGAGTCCCCGCACGGCGTGCCAGAAGTTCGTGTGGAAAAAAGTTATTGACAAATAAAGTGGGATAGTATATAAAGGAATAATTAACCAGAAAGACGAAAGGATAAAACAATGTCGAAAGCTGTTAATATATTAGAAGTGCTAGAAAAAGCACATCAAAGTTCTGCTAGTGTTAGCAAAAGAAATAAACAGGCAATCATAGATGCCTATGGTCGTGCCTTAACTATGAAGAAAGTATTAGACGACTTCATAAAAGTAAATCGTAATCTTATACTTGATATGGGAGTTAGTGAAAATGCAAACCTATTGCATGGAAAGGATTACTCTATTCATGTATCGCA